GTCTACTTTTTCACCCATAGCATCTGTAGGGCTATCTAATGTTACCAAGCCAAAGAATACCTTAACTCGCTTTACGCTACGAATGAGAGACTTTGTTGCTTCTGGAAGTGCATTGAAGTCTTCGATATAACCTGATGGCCTACCTAAGTTATAACCACCTAAGTTATCTTTGAGATCCTTGTTAAGGCTGTTAGCCAAAACGCTTTTCTCCATTTCAGTAGTGTCACCATTCCAGCGCTGCCACTGTTGGCGTACAGCAAAGACACGCACAGTAACTGTTTTACTGTAGACTACATCATCACCTGTAGTTAGTTTATATGCTCCTTTTGGTACGGTTGGTTTCATAAACGTTTCGCCATCCATAGATACCTCTTTCTCTAGGATCTCTTGGTTGACGTTGAGCCGTGATACGCTAGGCGTTGCGCTCTGTTGTGTGTTGTTAGACACACCCATAAGCTCTGCCATTGATTGTCCACGGTCTAGTGCTACTGCTAATTCTTGGCTCATATCTTTTCCTTTCGATGAGCGTTTCAGGAAATTGTAGTTATACATTATACGTCTTTTGTGTCAAGCCAGTTTGGGCCTATTTTTGCCTCTAATAATAGTGGCACATTCATACGTACTTTGTACACATCTTCTATTAGATCCACAAGGTTGTCATTAAGATCTGCAACTATTTGTAATACCTCTTCTTCTTCATCTGGATGTATGTCAGCTACTGCTGAATCATGTACTGTGTTGATCAGTACAGACTTTAGTGGCTTCAATCTTTTGTGAAACTCATTAAGTACAGCAGGGGTAACATCACCCGTAGCAAAGCCCTGCACAGGATAATTCTTTAACATAGTAAAGTGTGTAACACTACCATTAGCTCTACGCTCAATGTCAGGGAAAGCATACTGCCTACCACTGATGTTGGTAATCTTATTGAAGCGCATTGCCTCGTCAGCTAAGTTTTGTTGCCACTGTGCTATGCCTTTGTACTTATCATTGAAGTGCTCGTAGTAAGCCTTCTCAGCGTTGCTACGCCCATAACCAGTAGCGCCAAAGAGCGGGGCAAACGTATGCTCTTTTGCTGCCTGTCTAGCTGTAGGTTGCCCTGCATCAGAGATAACCTTTGCAGTGTAAGCATGTACGTCAAAGCCTGTTTCAACCTCTCTCATTGCAACCTCATCTTGAGCTAAGAACGCAGCCGCTCTAAATTCAAGCTGGGCAAAGTCTGCCTCTAAAATTTTACCGCCTTCCCAACGTGACACAAATACTTTCTTAACAGGGAATGTACCACCGCGAGGCATGTTTTGCATGTTAGGATTCTTACTGCTAAACCTACCTGTAGCTGTTATGTGCTGGCTAAGAGTTGCGTGAAGGTATCCGTTAGACTTAGTATGCACAGATATGCCGCTAACAAAGCTAGAAAGGTAGCTAGTGATAGCATTAAGGCGCTTAACATCCAGAATAAAGCTTGCCGCAGCTTCCATGTTATTGTTCCTAGCAGTTGCCACCAGTGCATCTAAGTTATCCTTTCCTGTACCAAAACCACTATGCGCTACCCACTTCTTATTTGGTGCACTAAAGCCAAGCCCGGCCATTTGCTTTGACTCTTTCAGGCCATAACCTCTTGAGTCACAGGTGGTACACTTGTTGGGTCTAGCGTAACGTGTGCCATCTTTCTTTGTCTTGTACGTATGACCTGCCCCGTTACATGTAGGGCATGTAAAAGCGGTAGTCTTAAACAGCATCTTAGAATTAGCATTGACTGCAGATTTAAATTCAGCCTTATCTTTTACAAACTCAAATATATCAGCCCATTCTTTCTTATCGTTAGGCTTACGTGAGAAGATAACCTGAGATAGCTGTTCAGGCGAGTTTAAATTGATAGGTGTATCACCCATAAGATCCCGCACTTGGCTCTGCAGACGCTCTTCTATCTGCGCCTGTTCAAGCTCAAACTCTTCCTTAACCTGCTCCAATACATCAAGGTCTACCTTTAGTCCTGACATGTACATTTCGGTGAGGGTTCTGCATGTTTGAAAGGTGACGGTTCTGACTGCATAAAGGGATCTGGATTCGGGGGTTGCGTAGTCGGCTTCGATGCTGTGGAACAACTCACAAGTTGTGAGGATGTCAGCCCGAAGATAAAGGCTAAGAGAGTCGAGATCCGTCTCATGGGTGTTTATTCCTTTCTTTATACAGGCAGTAAGGTAGTCTTCTTTCTGCTCTGCTAAGCCTCTTCTAATAGCACAGGCTGCTAGGCCAATGCCTTCTTTGGGCTTCTGCCCTCTGCACAATATATACTCTGCCAACATGGTATCATAGATATCACCATCATACGTAAATCCACTGGCCCATAGCCACATAAGATCATGCTTGGCATTATGCATGATAAGCAGTGTAGTCTTATCAAGTAACTTCTGTATCAAGGCTCTACCTTGACCGTCTGAATCCTTATGCTCATTGTGATCTAATGTAACAAGCATAAGCTCTTCTTTGTTGTCAGCATTTACCATGCCTACCTGAACAAGGTGGTTGCCTACCTCATAAGGGTCAATGAACGTCTTACCATCACGCCATGTGATGCTGTTCTCTACATCTAATACAAGTCTCATCTATTCTCCTAAGCGGTGTAGAGTGAACGCTCACCATCTAACTCACAGTGGACAACCCCATGCCACCCACCCTTTAGTTTATTCTTAGCAATGTTTAGGTGCCGCCGTGTTGACTCTTCCGACTGCCCTTCTACGATAGGGTCTTTAGAGATTAAAACCATAAGATCTGCTTCCGCTGCCTTACCTGTCTTAGACCCTTCCATCATGGACTGATCAACGTAGACCTTACCTTCTGCAACAGCAGATAGCTGAGACATCCAAATCACACAACAATTATGCTGCTTTGCAATGTTACGTGCATGGATGGCTGCATCCTTGAGGTATATGTCTGACTTATCACTATTCTTGGTTGCAAACTTGTCACCCATATCCAAAACAACAATGTCAGGCTTTTCATTCTTTACTACTGCCTCAACCCATTTCATATCTTTGTTTGTACTATCTTTGATACGGATGTTTTGTTTTACTGGATCGTAGCGCTTACGTGCCAGAGATACATTCTCTTTCACTTCATCCATACTCATGTTGGTTGCAGCACTTAGGTAACGTGCACCGACACGCTCGTAGCTCTCTTCGTTACACAGTACAATGCACTTGGCACCCTGTGATGCCCACCCATCAGTACCGGCTACCAGAGAGGCATGGAAGGAAGTTTTACCAGTATTAGGCCTAGCACCAACCACAAGAAGATGACCATTACTAACGCCTTCCACCTTTCTACGGAGACTTGGTATATTAAACTTCCATTGTGTTTCAAGATTATTAGCAGCAAGCAATGTATCAATGTCAATATCATCCCAATCAATGCGAAGGTTAGGAGTAAAATCATCTTTGTAATCCTCTAATAAGCGGCGTAAAGGCTCAAGACTATTCTGGCTACCATTCACAAAGTCGAAACCTAGATTGGCAACCTGCTCACCAACGTACTGCTGAAACAGGTGGCTCAAAGTATCTTCTGCAATGTCTTTCTTGATAGGCTCAGCCTTATCTAAACGCTGAAACAAATCCTGGAATGCAGATTTCGTAGCCGTTGTCATGGTCTGATTAAGCCCCATGAACACAGCCTCAAGATCTGACACAGACATATCTTCTTCATACGTCTGCATTGCCGTATCTAACGCCTGTTTGATCTTACGTGTGTCTTTAGTAAAGATCTTATCAGGGCAGCGTATGCCTTTGTGCTGATCGTAAAACTCTTTATTAAGTAGAGTTTTTAGTAATGCTAATTCAATCATCCTTGTCTCCTACAAGTGTAGTTATTTATTTATTCTTGCTCTCTCTAAGGCTCTCTTACGTTCTTCATCGTCAAACTCACGAATCAGTTTGTGATCCTTAATGAAACGTCTAAGCCTACTGTTCTCATCTTTCAACAGTTTTATTTCCCAACGCATGTCTTCTATTGTTCCAGCCATACTCATGGTACTACTCCTCTTCTAAGCAAAAGCCACACATATCATTCTTAGCGGGGCCACCACAGCTTACACATGTCTGCCACTTCTCACTTTCTAGGCCTCTCTTTATAAGAGCTACAAACCCTACGTTGAAGATGGCTGCGAATATCTCAGGGGCACATTCTACTTGTAGTGTAGCGCTACCATCAAGGTGCTCTTCTACATCTGTTACTTTAATGTCATTCATCACTTACTCCTATACACGGTAGCAAGATCGACAGCTTGCAATACTTTGGATATTCGTCATACGTCATAGCTATCAACACAGGTGGCGCAGCTATAAGTAAAGCTACAATAGCTGCTGCCTTAATTGCGCCATTGATATTACCCCTCATTAGTCATTCTCCCTTAATGCTTCCCACGACACAGGAAATAATTTTACCATAATGCGATCAATATCCCACGCTACCTCTGATGTCTCGGCTTGTGTGTCAGGCGCACAGCGAAGCTTACACATGTCAGCAAAGGCATCTAAGCTACCTGACCAATACCACTCAGTCATCATAGACTGTGGCAGTACCATACGTGCTTGCTCTGGGCATACACCTAAATCTAGTAGAAATTCATACTCAGTCAATGCAATCTCGTTAAAGCCGTTGTCAGATACAGTTACTTTACCAGAGCTACCTTGCTTCTTATCAAGACTACGCCCACGATACGTATCAGGTACATAAAACTCAGGCTCATTGTCCACGTACCTACGGCTAATCTCATTCCACCGTAGAAACTTATGCTTGACTAACTGTCTAGCTACAAAGACTGGTGCCTTGATGTGAAAGCTGGCAAAGCAATGCCCAAAGGGGCTAATGTGTTTGTGCTTGGCTAGGTATTGTATAAGCTTTCTATCTTTTGTTTTAAGGTGTGACTTAAAGCTGTAAGCATCTGACTCTTCGTAATCCCACTCAGTTTCTTTACCGAATGAAACACGGGCAGCATTACAAACTGTAAGGTCATTACCCATGTGGCCTTTGTATGTTACTTTGATCATTTATTTACCTTTCCAGTGCTGACCTTCAAATGTTTTTATTCTGTGACATATAGCACATAACACTTCACATTTAGATAACTCATCCCTTAATTTCTTTTTACTTTTAGTGTTTCTACCAAAAACTGCATAATGTGTTACGTGACTTATGTTACATAACTTTGTTGCGGGATCTATATGATTAAACTCTAGGGCTGCGTGATGTTCTTTGTAACCGCAAACGGCGCAACCTTTCATAGTTTTAAGTCTTCTTATTATAGCTTGGCCTTTAGCTTGATGTTTTCTCTTTCTCTCTGCATCATACTTTCTGTAGTCATCACTTCTAATCCTACGCATAAGTCTACCCTTGCTTAATTAAGTGGTGCTTCTCATCATATGTATGGATAGCGTGACAATTAGCACATAAGATTTCACACTTCCTTATCTCTGCCTTAATAGTCTTAATAGCATACTCCATCAATCTACTTACAGGCGCTTTCTTCTTGTCAGGATCTACGTGATTAAAGTGAAGAGCAGCAGGATGTGCATTGAAACCACAAACTTTACAACCAAACATAGTCTTCACTCTATCTGTGTAAGCCCTATGCTTACGTCTCCTCTCTTGAAAGTACTTACTCTGATTAGGCCAATGTGTCATTCTTCTATCCTATTAATAATATCTATGGCTTGTTCTACTGACATCTTAAACCATTCACCGTTTTGTTTTTTGTCGTGACCCATGTGGATCTTCTGAGCCTCTACATGTGCAATACTTTCTGCGACATGTCTATCAGAAAACTTTTTCATGTAGGCATACTCATGGTTTCTATGTGGAGTTGATGTATGAAACTGTCCTATTCTTCTATCTTCATAGCCTGTTTCAACTATCCCAATCTTTACCCAACCTTCAAAGCAAGGTGTAGTCACGACATACACATATCCCTCTGATGATTTTATTCTTTTACTTTCCTGAGTAAATTCACCTACTATAATCTTTGCATCTTTATTCATCTTAGCCACAACTTCTGCCCAAGTTTTAAAATATCCTGGAGTGTGGTATCCAAGCAACACAAACGGGTGAGGGTCACGATCTTTCCTTGTACCTTTAGGTATGTAACCATCCTTATATTCAGGCTTAGCTTCTGCTACATACATCCTTCCTTTGTTTCTTTTACTGTGTGTAGACAGGCGTTGGCGCGGCTTGCCGTGTAGCATATACCACCATTCGCCATCAATAAATTCTGCGTTAGCAAGGTTAAGTTTATTATTCATTGTTCAACATTCCTTCTAGCTTTTTCATGTCATCTTCTACTCTGTATTTAACATCGTCGTTTAGCATGTAAGCCATAGTGCGTAGCCCTGTCCATGCCTGTATCTCTGACCTGTACTTGATAGTCTTATCTATAGCATCAGGATCAAGAGCAATAACAACCCTATTATATTCACCTATCTTCTCCATATGCTTGTCGGTTAATTGTGTACCAAGAATAGCCATGCTAGTTATATGCGGAAACTCTTGGTATGCAACGATAGCTGACACAACATCTTCAACAATAAATAGGACAGATCCTGTACCTATCGTGTAGTAGTCAGCTTTGCCAGTGTAGCGATACCATTTAGGGTGCTGCGTATTACCTACAGCCCTACCGATAGCGTCTACCATGCGCCCCTTGTGGTGTATCGGAAATACAACACGCTCATCCTTAACGTCATAAAGTAAATTATCTATTGCTAAGCCCCAACGCCTTACAAACCTGTTAAACTTTAGGTGTGTAGGCATAGGCTTCACCACATACTGTGGTATCTCCATAGTCTCTTTCTCCCTATGTCGTTTTTGCTCTGCAGTTTGTCGCATAAGCATCATTATTTCTGCAGCAGTCAAATCAGTGTGGATAAAACCACCGATAGTGCAGGTATTTTTGTAGCAGTTATATTTTACTACACCATTGTCGTTGGTTGCAGTGAAAGTGTTACGCCCACCACACACAGGACAGTTACCACGATGGTTCTCACCCGTAGTCAGGCATAGATCACCGACATACTTACGAATCTTCATCATCATTACCCCTTGCTGCCAAAGCTCTGCTTGCACCACTGAATGTATTGACCATGTAAGGCTTTAATGATGCAGGGTTCACATGCCCTGTTACTTGCATGATACCTACTAGGTCAACCCCTGCTTCCATCATTTCAGTAACGGCAGTACGGCGCAGCGACATAGCTGTAAGCTCTCTAGGTAGATTAGCTTCGTCCAGTACCTCATTGATAAGAGGCGCTATTTCATTCAAGCCGTAGCGTCTGACCTGACCGCGATCCAGTGATACCTTTGGTGCAACGTAATCTTGAAAGCCAAAATCTTTGTGCTGCTCACGTAACATCTTGCAAAGGTTCTGACTGATAGGCAGGTGCACATCTGCGCCCCTCTTAGATTGTGTCAGATCCATGCGGCATTGATCCAGATCCAACGTATCCCATGTCAGGGTACGCATATCACCAGTACGTTGACCCCAATCATAAGCCATGTGAACGATCAACCCAATGCTTCGCCACCGCCACTGGCTGTACGCTGTGGATAGGAAGGCCTTTACAGATACCCGATCCCACTTAGTCTTTGTTTTACGCTCTGTGCTAGTCTCTATGAGGCTCACAGGGTTATGTCGCATGACATCCTTGGACATGCTGTACTTCCATGCCCTAGATAGTACAGACTTTGTGTAATTAGCTGTGCGTATGCCGTGATCTTGTTCCCACTTCTCATAGGCTTTGTTTAGCATACCTGCTGTAACATCTTCGATAACCTTACTGCCAATAGATTTATTAACTCTAGCCAAATGATACTCATAGTCTTTCTGGCTGCGAGGGCTGAGCTTAGCAAAGGCAGGGCTGTGCAGATAGTAATCAATAAGCTTACTTACCTTGTCTGTTGCCTTTGGGATCTTTACTTTTCTCATTGTCCTTGTCTCCTTTTTTACTGGGGGGCATGTTGCCCGCCCAGTGTGATGCATCATCGTGAGGGTTATCGCAATCCTTTTCGCTTTGCACTGCTTAGCTCCTCATTGCTAGTAAACATCAAAGCAACAAAACCAATTACATAAGCAGCACAAATTAATAACACGATGCTATAATTTAAAATGAAGGAAACCATACATCACCTCTACTATCTAACTCAGTTACATGCGCCAGATCTGTGCGTAGGAAATCAGCGCGCTTAAAGTCACCTTCCCACTCTAGATCATCTATCTGCCTCTTCAAAGAATACATAAGCTTCCTCACTGATATGCAGTTTCGCGGGGTATATACTTCTCCACCCTTGCTTTGACGTTTTCCCATCTAGAATACTTCTCCAATAGTTTATCTACTTCAAGTTGGTTCTTTGTGCTGATGTAACAGAAGTCAAAACCTTTAGCATCACTAAGCCAGATACGATAGGTCATTTAGGTGAACCCTGCAGGTAGTAACGCACATACCGTTGATTGGTGACAGGGTGCCACTTCTTCATAGATAGAATGTCGTAGCCCTCTTCACGCATCTCTTGGATACGCTTGGTCAAGCTGCTGATGCTGTATTCAATCAGAGCTTCACGCACTGTGATTGAACCTGCAGTTTTAAGGTGCTTCAAGATAGTTTGTTTTTGATTAGTCATTACCATTTTCCTTTTCTAATCATCCAATATGACCAACATGTCATACAATGTCCTTTTCCACAGATCAAGTCGATCAAAAATACCAAGTTAAACCTGTGATCTTTTTGCCACTGATAGTTACGTGCACTGAAAGTTTGGTTCGATGAACCCCCTAGCAGTACGTTAAACCAGACAGAGGTGGCAATGCCTAGTCTATACAAATAGCTATTCATCCTTAATAATCTCATCGCTTAATTCTTGGAGTGCGAAAAATACTTCTGCTCTGTGCATCCAATATTTTGTTTGCTTAATACAGAAAAAGTCGTCAATCTCTGGGTCTGAAACAATTGTATCTTCAATATCCTGACTGATAATTGCTTGAAGTGTTATCATTTGTTCATGCGTCAATTTAAGATCATACGTTTTCATGCTGTCACCCCTCTTACATAGCCCTCTAAGATGGCTTGCACTTCATCTAATATATCGTTGAAACGATCCTGCGCCTCTTCTGTGTAGCGCTCATCACCGTTTTCATCCTCAACATAGATGTCATCAAGGTATGCGTCATTCATCCATGCTTCTGCAATCTCTGCAGATAACTCAAGAAATGTTTGATTAGATATGTTCATTTTCTTTTCCTTAACTCTTGGCTGTATGTCATAGACTGATCAGCGTAATAGTTTTCACGATTAGGGTTCCAACCGTGCATCGCCTCTTTAGCTGCACGGCAGTCACTAATTACATATTCTAAGGACTCTTTAGATAAAGTCTTAGCGTGGGCTTCCCACTTCTTAAAATCTTCTGATGTTGCACCTGACATTATACCGTTACTCCATTTGCATAATACACTGCACTAGCAAAACCACGGGGCGTTGCGCTGCGTATGTTCTTAGTCTTCATTGATTTACCGCCAAGCTTGCGGTGTTGCTTGCTGTAACCCTCTTCTGGCTCCACTGGCAAGCGGGCGGGCATAGTAAAGCCATTACCTGTCCACAGGCATGTCTTTTTAGGGTATGCATCACGCGGTGCAATATACTCAGGCCATGTTGGGTGCTCAGCATTGCTCTTGCAGATATAGCCACCATACTCATACGGTTGGAAGCAGTGATCAGGCTTGCGCCACAGCGTTGCCAGTCTAGAGACGGGGTTCTCAATAAA